TGAAGATCCTGATGAATTAACTTTTTGTGTAGTAACAGGTCTCATCGCAATGTGTGACATGTTACTCCTTATCTTCTAATTACAAAAGTTACGTTAAGTTTTTTTGCTCCAGTAGATCCACCATCAGTAAGCATTTCGATAGCTTGATCTTCTTGGATATCATTTGCTGCTGTAGGTTCTGCTGTATCTATATCACCAGCTGCTGAACCTGAATGTGCAACAGTTATTGCACCACCAGTAACAGCAGTTCCACCTATTTCAAAAGTGATTGCTGCATTACCACCAGAGATTGCTCCCTGTAATGATGTAATAATTTTAATTATTTTACCTGAATCAGGCACTGGTACAAAAGTTGATGATGCTGTGCTGATGTCAGCAATTTCAGCATGTAAAAAATAGTCGTTTAATGTTCTCATTATATTCCTTAAATGTTCCGATCTTAACCTTCTCTCAGATCTTCATTTTTATAGAATCTGCTGGGGGAGCAGATTTATAGGTTACTCCCCCAAACAGTTTAATTATTATGATGTAGTCAAGTCTGCAACTAATCCAGATGCTTTTTCGTTTCTAGACTCTAAAGTCGCTTCAACTAAAAGCTGTCTCTTTTCAGAGTCACCAGTTTTTGCAAGTTCATGCATACTGAAGTCTCTTAGGAACGCTATTGCAAAGTAGTTCATGTCTAACACATATGCATCTCTATCTCTAGAGAATCTGTTAGGTACTACTTGTAATTGACCAAAATCAGATGCGTATACATCTACAGAAGTGTATAATGTAGCGTCTGCACCTGCATCAAATCTAGTTGAATTACCAGTAAATCCTGATAATTTTTGTTTGTTAAATGGTCCTACCATGATCATGCTAGGTTCACCACCTTCATTCCAAACTGATTTGATTACTGATTTTAATTGTGCTTCTGTGAAAGCTCTTTGAGTTCCATCAGTTCTTGCTGTATTACCAGCTGAACCAGATGCACCACTTGCACCGAAAACGTCATTAGTTGCGATCCAAGATCCTAATGTTCCCATTTTTCTAGCAGTTGAAGATCCACCAGTTTCTTCTGCAATGTTTCCAGTTACAGTAGCTTCCATGTCTCTTTTTAACTCTTTTGCTTTCTTAGCAATTTGATATGCTAACTCAGATGCTCTACCTGCTTTGTCTACTGACTCTTGTGTTCCTGTGATTACAACAGTTTTGTCCATAATCTGTGAACTATTAGAAAGTCTAGAAGTTGCAGAAACTGCATCTAAAGTTGCTTCATCCCCTTCAATAACAGCGTTGTTAGTAACTGCTGCTGCTAAAGAGTCTGTTTGCCATTCGTGAAGAACTGCAGTAGCTTTTGTCTTAGCTGCTGAGCTGATGAATGGCGTATCTGTTGGTGAGATACTGTAGATTACATCAGAAAGATCTTCTCTTTCACCGACTGAATCATACGTATCAAACGTGTTAGTTGGTTGTGCCATTGTTTATTTCCTTTGTTGAGATTTAAGATTAATAATGTCAAGTATCGCAGAAGAAGCATCATTGATGTTTCCTGATTTACGTAACTTGCCAATTTTATTTCTTATTTGCTCTCTACCAGAACTTGTTGATGACTTTGCAACACCAGGTTTAACAACCTTTGGAGCATTAGCTACTTTTTTTTGAACGATAGGTCTTTTATCTTTCAAAGATTTATAACTCATTGCATCCTTTGCAATCATAAGAAATCTATGATCTGCAAGTGATCCTATCTCCTCATCTGAAAATCCATATCCTCTAAGAGAATTACGCATATTCATTTTGAATTGATCTGCTTTATTTGGATCGCTATACTCTGGTATTTTTGTTGCTGCTAACTCTTTCTGTGTTTCAAGGAAATCACTATATTGTTTAGCCTGTGCTTCTCTAGCTTTAGCTTTAACACTATCAAGTTGCATTTGTTGTTGTCTTAATTGATAATCCAACTTTGCAGCTTGTGAAGGATCTTCTTCATATAATTTTTGAAGATCTGCACTTCCTTGTCTTTGTCTGACAGTTGCGTCAGCAGTTGCTATAAGTTCATTCAACTCTGTTAGTTTTGCATCATAAGATTGACGTAAACTATTTTTTTGGGATTCAAGATCTCTCTTTTCCATACCCAAAGAATGAGTTTTTTGTCTATAATCTGAGTCTCTAGAATATCCAGCTTTCAGTTCATCAAGGCTTACCTCAATCTCTTGACCATTTACTTTTAATCGGTGGAGATTAGGTTCTTGTGATTCTGTTTGTGTTTCTTCTGTTACCTCAGTATTTTCAGTTTCCTGCTCAACTGGAGCTGCTTCAGACTCAGCTTGGCTCTCTGGAGTTTCCTGTGTCTCAGTACTTACAGGCTCTGAAGGTTCTGCTTTAGTTTCAGTTTCTTGTTGATCTTTTGGATTCAATATTCCTGAAATTTTTTCAGCAGCACCATCTATATTAGATTGTTCTGACATATCGTTCCTTTCATGGTTGACGAATTTGAAGTTGCGTTAGCTTAACTTCTTTTATTTAATTGATCTAACTCATCCTGAGTTAGTTTTCCACTTGTCATGATACTTTGTAAATGACCTCTGATTTTGTCTACAAGATTGTAGGCTACCCAAAGATATGTACGTTTATCATCTTCAGTGAATTTTGTATTAAAGATTTCTTGTTTGTATATTTCAAGAAGATCTTCAAATGCTGTCTTTAGAAGGGGATCGTTCAGAAGTTGTTCTGCTCTCTTGCCCTCCCTGATCTGTTTTTCCTTGTCCATTATTAAAGAATTGTTTTTGTCCTTTTACTATTTCTTTCATTAAGTCACCTGCTTTATTTAGATCAGTTTGTTCTAACATTGATCTACGTTTTAAGTTGGCTTCATCAATTTTGCTACCATATTTTAATTCAAGTTCTTTAATTTTCAACTCAAATTCTAACATAGCTTGTCTCATTCTTGCCTCAATTTGTTTTATATCAGTTTCAGCTTTTAGCTGAGCTCTTTGATTTTCACCTTGTACCTGTGCAAGAGTTACTTTTTCAAACTCTGTTGGAGGTTTAGGTGGTAATTGTGGCATTTGAGATGCACCAACGTCAGGATCCATAAAGAAAGGTTCTACACTATTTAGACCTGCATGTTCAACTAATTTTTTCAAAGAATTGTATACGTTTCTTAAATTAACCATTGGTCCATATACATTCTGTTGAAGTTGTATAGCTTCCATTTGTCTTTGTAAAATAGCATTAGTTAAGATTAATTGTTGTTCTTTTGAACCAGAACCCAATCCTACTTGGACTGTAACATTAATTCTATCTTTCCATTCGTAAGGTCTCATTGGTATATACTTACCTCTGATTCTTACAATTTTTTCTTTTTGTTGATATTTACATACCAACTCAAACATTTTAAGTGCTAGTTCTCTAACACCTGTTTCTGCAAATATTCTAGCAATCAACTCCATTCTCATTTGAGATTGAGTTAATACTTGGTTCATACCAGTTGCAGTTTTTTGATTTAATGAATCTGCATTTAAACCTTGTGATGTTCTACTTACACCTGTTCTAGTTTCTTTTACAGAATCTAAATAAGCTAACATACCACTAGCTTGTTCTGTAATTGGTTGTGCTTGTATAGGCATCATTACATTACCAGGTGGTTGTTTAGTTCTAACTATTCCTCCAGGACGATTAGTTAATAAATCATCCATAGCTACTTGACCATCTTGTACTGCAACTCTGTTATTATTAGTTAGATACATATTATCTAACATTTGTCTCATAACAGTAGATTTAATTAATTGTATATCTTCTACTAATTCTGCAATAGATCTACCATGAAATCTATGAGGCATGATAACTGGTGTCATAGATATAAATGGCATTGTATCCATTTCTTCTATACTTAATAATTTTTTAGAATCACCAGCTACACAAATCTTTACAAGTTCTGATTTACCATCATCATTAAGATCCATTCTTACATAACATTCATGAAGTAATACATCTTGTGTAGATTTATCACCATCAGCTTCTCCATGTGAAAAGTCTATGTTTTGATGTCTAATAAATTTATCTTCTGTAAAATAATCAGGATCACCTGTTGGTAAAGAATCTACTAGATCTTTATCATATCCCATTTCTACTAATTCAGTTTTAGTTTTATTTGTTCTATGACAAACAAAATTTGCTGTATCAATAGACTTACATCTTCTTTCAATTAAAAATTCTTCAGGTGGTATTGGATCTATTCTTACTTGTCCATACTTTCTAGTTCTATGTATTACAACATCATGTAATTTTATTTTATCTAATTCTTCACCTCTATCATCTGTGATAGGTTCATCATATTCTGTATGTTCTTTTACTTCTACTTCTGAATCTGCAACAAGATCATTAAACTCATCATCTGTTAATCTTGTATATTGTTCTCTTTCAGTTTTTTCTGAATTATCCCAGTATATTTTTAAGATACCATTTTTTTGAATCAATGCATCTTTGAATGCTGTATATAATGCTGTAAATCCATTATTCTGTTTATAGAATATATGGTTTAAATAATCTGAACATTGTCTAGCCATTTCCTCATCTTCTGGTCCAACACCTTCACATGAGAAAACATTATCTCCTGCTGTAAAGATTTTCATTAATGAAGGCATTAAGCTTTCAACTGTGTCCATTACATCATTAGAGATTACTTGTGATCTACCTTCTTGTTCATTGCCAAGAGGCATACCTAAATAATATTCTAATGATTTCTTTCGTCTAGCAACTAGCTCACCACCAATATAACCTGATGCATTGTGAATTTCTCTACTTACTATCGATAATATTTCTTGTTCTGATTTCTTCATACTACATATTTTGTATCTACATTAATTGGTTTATCCCATTCAGTTGTATCTAATGGTTCACTAACACATCCATATCTAAATGCATCAGCTGCGTGTGAACACCAATCATGTAGAGGTTTGTTTTTAAACACCTGGTTCTTTTCATCCCATTGTTTTCTATATTGTCGTAATGCATCTAGTCCTTGTTTACATTTTTCTCTATCAAACCAACATTGTTTCAGTGCATTACGTACTGATTCAATACCATGATCTACTTCAAGTTTAGGTGCTACTTGAAAATCTAATCCTAATTCTGCTGCTACTTCTAATCTAGACTTTCCAGTACCAAGTTCTCTTGCTTGTATATCATGAGGAGCTATATGACAAGAATAAGCATAATCTTTTTCAGTTAGTACATCTACATAATGTGCTAAAGATTCACCTGAGTTTTCATAATAATCAATCAGGTGTACTTCTTCTCCAATTCTTTGTGCAAACCATATTGCAGTAGAATCTCCGATTCCCAGATCCCACCATGTTTCTATACCTGCATTATCATCTACAGGCACGTAGCCGATTCTCCCATCTTTATCAGCTTTCGTTATTAGTCGACCATAATAACTTCCTGACACAGCAGCTGTAAAAGAACATTCAAATTCTTGTTCATACTGCTCAGGTGTCATAATTGAACGTGCCTGTTCCAGTTCCTCCTCTGGAATTACTTTAGTGTCAGAAGATCTATATAGTTTTCCATACCAATCTTTATGACCACGCTGTGCAAAATCATATACTTCCCAAAATTGATTATGCCCCATTGGTGTACCGATAAATAAAACCCATCCTAATTTATCAGCAATAGCTGGTCTAATAATTTCTGTCCATACTCTAGGAGACATGATAGCGTATTCATCTAAGACTACTCCATCAAATCCCATACCTCTTATTGAATCAGGATTATCTGCACCAAAAATTTGTATTCTAGAACCATTAAATAAATCGATTCTAAGTTCAGACTCGTTTCTACTTCCACCCCACTTCATAAGTGGTTGTGTGTAAAATTTTAAATATTCCCAAGCAATAGATTTACCTTGTCTATAAGTTGGAGCTATAAATGCACATAAAGCTCTAGGTTTACCTGCTGCTGTTTTAATTAATTCGTTTATAGATAAAACTGATTTACCAAATCGTCTATGGCAAACCAGAACACTAAATCTTTTTAAATTATTATGTACCTCTTGTTGATATTGTCTTGGCTTATAGGGTACTTCTATAATCCTAACTTTCTTTTTGCCATTGGACTTTGATTTCGATTGGCTCATCTGTTCCTATCTTAGATGTTGTGTTAGCTAGTTTTGGATGAACGTAAGGTGCTGCTTTTTCTGCTGCATACATTTTACGATCAGGTGAACTTGCAGGATTATTTAACACAGATAATAAATAATCTAAAGGAGAATGTTGATATTTTTCAGCCATTTGTTCCATAGATTTCCAAAGTGCTTTAGACTTTGAACCTAATGGTCTACCAGCTCCTGGTCTTTTACCACCATGCTTTACTTCATTCTCATGAGATAAATCTTCTGATTTGATTTTATCTTCCATTAGATTTTTCTACCTTTTCTATTAAATTGTCTTTCTTCAGGAAAATCAAAACTTTTAGTTTTTCCTATTTTATATATACCTGCACCAGCACCAAAAGCTAATGTAAGAGGATTAACTGCTACTTTACCAGCAAACTTAATTCCTTTCATTACACCTTTTTTAACACTAAGATTTTTAATAGAGCTTGTAAGTTTATTAATTTTAGCTTTAACTGGAGAATATTTTACCAGTTTTTTACCTGGTCTTTTTCCATAGCTATAATTTTTAAACTTTTTATCGCTTGATCCTATTATATCTGGGTACTTCATTATTTTTTCTTTTTCTTTTTTTTCATTTTAGACTTAATGATTTTTTCTTGTAACTGTTTTGGTAAAGTCTTTTGCTTAGCTGTAAGCATTGCTTTACCTACCATTCTACCTTTCATAAGTATTACCTCATTTTTTTAACTTTTTTACCCATTTTTTTAGCAGCTTTCTTAGCAGCAGCTTTACCTTTTTTAGTATATGGGTATTTTTTCTTTCCAACCATTGGCATAGTGTTTCTCCTATCTTTGTAACAAGCCTGATTGAGCAGCTTGTGCAGCATTAGGCATAGGCATTTGCATATTTCTACGTTTGCCCATTTGTTGCATCATAGGATTATTGGCTTGTTGTAATAAACCCTGCTGTTGTTGTTTAGCGATTTCAGGCATAAGCTTTGCCCTAACAATTAATGCTAACTTCTGAGATTCTTCAGGAGTTAAGTTAATCATATCATCAGCTAATTTTTCTAGTCTTTTACTCATATTATTTCCTATCCAAAGTATGTAAATTCTCTTTTACTTTTTTTTGCTTTATCTAATCTTGCTGTTATTTCTTTTCTAGTAAATTTTTTACCTGCACGTCTTTCTTTATCTATTTTTTGCATCTCTATTTTCATATTCTGAGATTTTCTTGCCATTGGTGTTTTACCATAAGCATAAGCACCAGCAGTAAAAATAGTTGCAGGTATAACAAAAGGTCTTACTTTTTTTATAAATTTTGCTGTTTTTTTCTTAACAATAGGTTTTTTCATTAACAATTCCACTTTCTTAATGCTTTGTTTATTCTACTATTTGGATCTCTTGCTGTTTTTGCAGAAGTAAGTTTACGTTTCATACCTTTCATTCTAGCACAAAACGACTTACGTCTAGCAGCACGTTTTCCTTTTGGATTCTTTTCTGTAACTGCCATTTTTAGCTTAGATCCAGGATTAGCTCGTCTATATGAAGCTATGCCTTTTCTATTCAAACCCCCACTTTTGGATTTGCCTTCTTTTCTTTGCCATGCTGGTGTTTTAGCCATTATTTTCTTTTCCTTCCAGATGCAGTTACTGACCACTTAACTCGTTTTGGTCCAGTTTTTTTACGAGCTTCTGCTTTACTTATTCTACCAGCTACACGTTTCGGTCTACAAGCAGGGTATGGTCTACCTTTGTCTTTCTTTCCTGAACGTCCACACTTTTTACCAGTCTTTACGTCTCGCCAATCTTCAGCGAACCACTTACGTAGACCACCCTGATAAGCCATTAGTATCTTCCACCACGCTTTTTGTAGGTTTTAACTAACCATGCATTAGCGTATGCTGAAGGATATACTTTAAATTTACGTTTGGCTTCGGCTTTGACCCTAGCGTACAACGCAGGGTTCTTTGGTTTTGGTGATGCCATTATAAAACTCCTTTGTAGTCCTTAATTTTAGCTTTAGCTCTAAATTTAGGATCTTTCAAGTCTTTAATAAATTTATCTCTTTTCTTAAATGACTTCTTCAGAGTCTTTGCTGATAATTCACGTATGACTGGGAATTGTAAATAATTAGTTTTCACTTTTTATGCATCCTTTTTTTGTGTTTGTTCATTGACGACCATTTGATTCGGCTTTTTTTAGTGCTAATAGACGTTTTTTTAGATTTTGAATCGCTTTCGTGGGCGACTTTATTCAAAAAATTGTGTTTTTTAGCCATTAGTCGTCATCAAATATGTCGTAACCGATAGCTCCAGTTATCGCAGCAGCACTTTTTGGGTATTTTTTAGCTAATTTCTTAGCTTTCATAGTACCTGAGTGTACTTTTTGCGAAGTACCTGAAATAACTTTGCTTGTATTAGTAAACCCTGCCTTACCTGCTTTGTCAGCAGCAAGTGCAGATGTTTTACCTATCTTCTTTTTAGCTTTGTAGAGCATTCTTAGCATTTTCATTGCTGCTCCACCAGCTGCAAAAGGTATAGCCATGTGTCCTCCTAAGTTGTTAGCTGTATAAAACCCCCCTATTTGCACTATCGACATTGCTGTCGATGTTGCAGGGGTAGTTTCAAAACCCCACTCGCAGCCTTCGGCTGCTCGTAGCTGTCAATCGCTGTTGCGATTGTCTTTTGTTTGTTTGCCGATTTATTGCTGTTGCTAGTAGCAACAATAAATCGTTGTTATATATGTTTGGTAATTGACTAACTCCTGGCGAAATCAGTTGATTAGTTGATTACCGAATATGATTAATCCTGTTGATATTACTAGATAACTTGATTGTCAGTAATTCAATAGACATACAAATAAGTGCTACTTCGACAACAATGTTATGGTGCACAGAAAGG